TCTCTGCTTTGTCATTGTCCATTACAGGTTTTCTTGCAGCTCTACACGCGACCACTTCAAGCGCAACGCATCTACAACTGACTGGCGTTCTAGTTCTGGCAGGTTAGCGATCTCATCAAGGCTAACTTCAACCATTTCAGAACCACATAGGAACTCTAATACTGCAACCATGACTAACTGATCAGCGTTAAACTCTGCGTGATCTATGTCATCTACAACTTCCCAGACCTTAGCCCAATCAACCGGGGTTACGGCATCATGGTTTTGAAACAGTTTGTGTTCTGCCATCCATGTTGTTTGCACTAGCTGTTCACTTGGTGTTCTCATTGCTTTGCTCCTGTCATTAGTTCTATTGCTGATCTGATCACTTGACTTACATTGGCGTTGTGTTGGTGCGCCCATTGTCTAACTGCAAGCATCTGCTCATTGTTAAGCCGTAGCGCAATCATGTTGTCTTTATTTTCTTTCTGTTCGTCAGCCATTGCTAACCCTTCCTAGTTGTTGTCCTATTGACTCAATTACATTGACTGTTACAGCGTTGCCCATTTGCCGGTATCGCTGTGAGTCTGATTGGCTCGCAGTCCATCCATCAGGAAAGCCTTGCAGCCGTTCGCATTCCATTGGTGTTAATCGCCTTACTTGTAATGGTTCAGCTATGAAAGTTTGCGCGTGATGTGACTGCACACTTGGTTGTAATGCTTGCAATGCCCTAGCCTGTTCTATTTCTGTTGCGCTGAAATTGCTTGCTGTTGCATCTTCACGAATTAAGTAAGCAATAGCAGGCACATTGCCGCCACCAGTTCCCCAACGCTGAATGACTGTCTGCATAATTTCATCATCTGTCACGCGAACATCATCCACCCTTGTTCCGTCAATAATTAACACCGTTGCCCTACTTTCTCCACCGTTATCGAATGCGTTCAAAGTCGTGCAAACCCCCCCCTGCTTCCAAGTTTTATCATCATCTTGGTTCTGCGCCCTGCGAGCTTTAACAAACCACAAAGGATTCACTGCCCCCCCCCTAAATCACCACCGCTTGCTTTTATTGTGCTTACGCCTTCTCTGTATTGTCCAAAGCTTGACTGGCCGTAGACTCCAACGCTTCCTGAAGCGGTTCTGGAAGTGTCTTGCCCCGTTTGTTCGCTCGTCTTAGAATCCCCTGCGCTGCTTTCGCACTTAGAAAGTATTTCTCTAAAGGGTTTTGTTCCAACACTTGCGATAACAAAGACTCTTCTACGGCGTTGGGGGACTCCAAAGAATTGCGAATCAAGCAAACGCCATTCGATGTTGCTATACCCTGAGTCGGCCAATGCAACGAGGACTGCTCCAAAGTCGCGCCCTTGATTGCTTGATAGAAGTCCCGGCACATTTTCCAAGAGGATAGTTTTTGCTTTGGTATGCGTTGCGAAACGCAAAGCGTCATAGAATAATCCACTTCGTGCGCCAGCGAGTCCAGCCCGCTTTCCAGCAACACTAAGGTCTTGGCAGGGGAATCCACCGCAAACAAGGTCAATGTTTCCTGTAAGTCCAATTTCATCAGCCCAATCTATTGCCGTAGTTACATCATCATGTTTTGGCACATTAGGAAACTGCAACTCAAGCACAGACCTAGCGTGTTTATCTATTTCAACTTGCCCTACGCAGGTGTGACCAGAGCGTTCAAGCCCTAGATCAAAGCCACCTACACCTGCGAATAAAGATACAAACTTCATAGGCTGAGGTTATACACAATGTATGACAAATGCCAATAGGCGCGCCGACAAAAGTAAACCCACCGTACAAAGCATAAGACGGTGGGTTTACGGTCTAGGGATCGCCTAGAGCTGCGCAAGTTTCCCTAACCTAGCACGAAGATGTGCCAAATACACAATCGCATCATCTAGTTCTTCCAGCGTTTCTAAAACGATCTGCTCGCCTGATTTAGTTTCAATGCTTTGCTCAGTACCGCGTGAGTATTGCTCGTCACCTGTACCCATAATGCGTGAGCGCAATGACTCAACACAGCGCGTAACTTGTTCAGCTAGTTCTTCACTTGTCATGGACTAACCTCATAACACTTGCGGCATTCCCAAATGTAATAATCTGCAAACCGTAATTCAATCCATTCATGCTTACAAGATTTTGAGGTCATCCCATTTCCCTTCGCCTACTGTTAGCGTGAGCATTCCTGATGGTGCTTCTGCGCCACTTGTATTAGAGAACCAATTTGAACCGCCATCTAAACTAGGTGACTGGATGTGAGTCTTGCGCCCTGATTGCTCCACGCGCAAATGATGGTAATGCCCGGTGAGTAACAAAGTTGCTTCGCCTATGTCTTGTTGTCCATGCGCCATGTTCTTCCACCAGTCAATAGCCTTGCCCCTGCATTGGTGACCGTGTGCAAGGCCAACAACTGTGCCAGCCATGTCTAGGGTTACGGTCAATGTGTCGTATTTAGGAAAGGTAAAACTAATGTGCTTGTAATCTGGATGGTCTGCCAGCGCATCTGCAACTGCTGAAGCTGCATCTAGTGCAAATGAATCTGTATAGGTAGTTGCCATTGAGTTACCAACGCGCACCGCTTCATCATGGTTACCCGGTACGCAAGGGATAACAACGCGGTCAGCTAGTGGTGCAAATGTTTTAACCATGTGCAATAGCAACCTGCGATAGACACGAATCTGCGAAGTGAGGTCTAGGTCAGTACGCCAGATGTGCTTGCCACCTTGCGAGTTCATGCCTTCTATACAGTCACCTAGTTGCGGTAAGTAGATAGTTCCAATGTCGCGGCCTGCCTTGCGTAGTTCTTTGAGTCTGGCAACGGCTAAATCTGTCTTGTGTAATACATTCTGGATAATCTCGTCAGAGCCACCACCGTCAATCTTTCCTACCTGTGTGTCTGCTAGTACCACAACATAGGCTAAAGTCGCTGTACGGGCTTCTGTGGGCTTTGTAGGGGTATTGCGTGGCTTCCACTTCCCTACTATTTCCAGCAGGTCATCTATCGGGACAGACCTAGAACCAGTATGCGGTACGAATGTAGCCCTGAAAGACTCAAGCCATTCACCATCCCAACGCTGCCACTTACTACGGCGTAGCCCTGTGATGCGCCACTTAGCAGGGTCTAGTTCAAACTCAGCTAGTAGTTCAGCGTGATCAGGTTCATCACCTGCTGGTCTTGGAACGGATCGCAGAACGCCACCGCTTGAGTCGTACTCAATGCCGGGTTCAAACCCTTTAGGTATTTCCTTAGCAACGCGCTTGCGCTGTTCATCATCACCCATTTTAGATAGATCATCTTTAAGACTCATGGGCATTTACAACCTTCCGCATTTGTGTTGCGGTTGCGGTGTCTGTTTATTGTTTGACGGCTTATCTTGTAGCCGTTCTTATTTAGAATCATTGCCAGATTAGTAGGGCTTGAATCAGGATCATCTAGTGCTTTGCTAAGTGCTTTGGCTTCTTCAGGTTTAAGGGTCTTGATTATTTCACCAACTGCACAATTAACTTTCTTGTGTCTTACATTTTCTAGATCGTCAAGTAAGGCCATTGTGACCACCTTTCGTCTAGATAAGTCTAGAGCGTAAGTCTGTCAGTTGATGGATTTCTTAGCGCGTGTTGGCTTAGTAACCAGTTCCTCAATCGAATTAAGGCGATACTCAATGTCACCAACACGGGCTTCAATGCGGTTAAGTGTAGCTATTGCATCTGGTAATGATTTGCCACCGTTCGCGTGTGCGGCTATTGGATAAGTAGCGGTGTCAATGTATGCCTTAATAGGTTTAACAATCGCCCACTTGATAAACATTCCCACGAGTAATGCAATGGCAGTAATTGCGCCTGCATACTGCCCTAGTTGAATGATGCCCATTATGGAATAGCCAACTTAGTTTCTCGTGTTGTAACTGTTGCCTTGCCGTTTGCCTTAACCATGAACACAACGGGCTGACCCTTGATCGCTTGAAACATCCAAGTATCTTTTACAAATGTAGTGCCACCTTTGTTAAGTGACTTAGTTTCCATACCTGTTATGTCTTTGATACCGGCAGGATCGCGCATCCAACGAATCACTAACTCTGTTGCGCCACCGACTCTAGGTGTTTCTATGTTTAGGTAGGCAGACCAGAATGCGCCGTACTTGCTTGACTCACTAGGCACTAACGGCATCTTGCCACTAGCTTCTATGACTGTCCATACATTAGGTTTAAGAACTTGTGTAGGTGGCTTAGATTTAGCATCTGACTTACGGCTTATGTATTGACTCATGCCTTTAACCACCGTTGCGGATTCATGTGCTTGCGCGGATTCCAGTAACGAGTTGCAAGAATCTGAAAGTGTAGATGTGGGCCTGTGCTATTACCTGTATTTCCAGACCAGCCAATTAAATCCCCACGCTGTACGCGCTGACCAACAGCTAGTGCGACCTTAGACAAGTGGCAGTAACCAGCCCATAAGCCTGCATCACCATTCTTGAACTTGTCGTTGTCCACGATTACATGAATGCCAAAAGCAGAACCCCAACCCTTGCGGAACTTGTGAACGCCTGAATGAACTACAACACCAGACACGGCTGCATAAACTGGTGTGCCAACTTTGGCTGCGCCGTCTATGCCTTTATGTGTTCCGCCATTGCTATATTTAACGCCGTAAGGAAATGTTGTGCGCCACGCTTTAAGCGGGTAAGCCATTATTCATCCACGCCAAATCTTGTATCAGCAGGATTTAACCACGAAACTAAAACAGGAAGTGAAGATGCTAGTGCAATACAAACAGCAGGGTGCAGGTTTAGATCGTTCGCGTTAAGGATTACCCAACCCAAAATTCCTGCACAAAAAGTTCGTAAGAAAGATGCTAGTGGTGATGTGGCGAACCAGATTTGTATTTGTTCCATTGTGTTTCCTTATGCTGCTTCGTATGTAATTTGAAATGCTATGCTATCGCCTGTTCCCCAAGTAGCAGGAACAGTTGCAGTAATTTGAGTGACGGTTACATATGTAGCACTTGCTACTTGTGCAACTACTCTAAGGCTGGTTGTGGATTCCAGTCTTATGATGAGTGCCGCTTGAGATCCTGCAACACTCGAATAGCAATTCCAAGCAAGAGCAGAAGTAGTGGCTGTGACTGGTAAAGTCACGCGCATATCTGTTCCCTTTGTAGTAGTGCTGCCTACTGTGAAATTACCCCTAGCCACTACGGTCTTTCCAATTTGAGCATATTTAGCATCCCAAACGCCATTGCCGTTTAACCAACCACCACCTAGAACGGGACTCCAAGAAGTCCACGCACCAATAGGTAACGCTGGAACCCAAGCAGAACCGTTGTAATAATCTATCTCATCATTGTCTAAAGTAAGCGCAAGCATTCCCTCAGTAGGTGTAGGGATTGCAGAGCCACGCGCTGCTTCAGTAGCGAAGTTCATAACAGACTGATCCATTAGGTAATCATTTAATTCTTGCGCTAGTAAAACCTCACCAGCAACAAATGTCTTACGACCTGAACCCGACATTATTTAACTCCTACTTATTGTTGTTTTAAGTTTACGCCATAGCCGTTGTGCGGCCTAGCTCGATTAAGTTTGTGCCGTCACTTATGAACTCAAGTGCAAAGTAACGCGCAGTTGTTGTGCCTGTTGCAAGTGTTCCCTGTGATCTAAACCCTGTACCAAATGTCATTGTATAACTGCTTGCACCTGATGTAAGGATTAACAAGGTACGGCGCATTCCGGCAGCTGGAACGCTTGAAGTAAAAGTTGCAGTTGCGTTAGGGGTTACTTGCACATTGACATTTGAACTAGAACCCATTGCCAAAGCAAGTGTGCCAGCAGTAAGAACCACGAACGGACTTAACAGATAACCTTCCACCGCTTCAATAGCATCATTAGAATTAGTGTGCTGCGCTGAATGTGATGGTGAGTTTAAGGAACTTGTGGGTGTGGGATTACTAAGAATGTCCACAGTAACTGGAAAGGTCGTTGCCATTATTATTCCTTACTTACTTAAAGGTCGGTTCATAGTAGGCGTATTGCCTGCGTTTTGACTTCCGTTATATCTTACCGTTGGCTCATCATAAATAGCATTGAGTGCATCATACAACGGCAAGCCACCACCAAGAATGCCGTAAACAGGATGGTCAAGAATGAATGGGAACTTACGAATTGAACCAAAGTCAAAAGTTATTTTGTGCTGGTCTATGCCTATTGAATGACTGATACCTGTTACATATGCGTACTGCTCAAATGGATCACCAATGCCATTAGGGGTAAACACAATCTTGTAAACATCTTGCAATTCAATCTGTAACAATTTGCCTTGCTGCTCTGAATCCTTGTCATGCAGATTAACTTCAACGCTGCTAATTCTTAAATCAGGCTCATCATAAACACCTAAAAGGTAATTTGCTAAGTCAAGCGCATCAACATCATCTACTAATAACAAGCCATCTAAAGATAAAGTTTGGATACCGTATAGGGCTTGCGAGTCTAACGAGTCTGCAATTTGTGGTGTGCCACCTTCACGAGTTACAACTACGCGGTTGTATAGATTCTCTGAACCATAGACAACTTGAATGTCGCTGTAATTTACATAGGTCGCAGTCGTAGCTGTGCCATGAGTGCCATCACTAAAAATCAAAGTGTCAGTTAGTGGCGGCCCAACTATGCGATCTTGGAAATTTAACGCGCCGTCTTTATCCATGAACAGCGCACCGACTTCAGTATCTTCAATCAGTTGCAAGTAACTAAGTAGGTTTGTATTTTGTGCGACTGAATCACCCTGTAAAGTTCTAAGACCTTCTTCAATGATTCTGTTAGCAGAAGGCCATGCCACTTCTGGTCTGTTAAGAATTGAAATAATTCTTTCACCAGAAAGTTCCTCAACATTAGTAAACGCATCTAACTGAGTCGCGTTCAGTTGCAAGAAACCATCAACGCAATTTACAGAAGCAAATGATTTATTGCCTAGTTGATAACTTAAATCCCAATCATCTATAAAGCCTGAATACTGTCGTATGCCATTTGTTTCAATAGCAACCTGCTTGCGTGGAACTATCTGCGTATAGAACGGCCCATCAACATAGAACGGATCAAAGTGCCTATCGTCATTGTGCAAAGTTATTGAAGCGTTGCCTGCGGTGTATTTGTCTAGCTCGTTGGACTTACCGCGCCCAATCGAAACACTAGCAACATGATCTGTAACATCATAGAGAACATCACCACCAAGAATGTAGTTGCTATTTAGAACACCGCGAACAGGATCATCAAGTGCAAAGTAAGAACCTAGTGAGTCTGTTAAGTCAAACGCAATAAAAACTTTAGTATCTGGAACAGCCATTTATGCGCTCGCAAATACCGGGCCGCTTGCGCGTTCATACTTCTTAATAGCATCTACAATTTCGCGCCCTACCTGTGAACCGTTAGTTCCCAGACCTGCATTAACTGTGATGTTGTAAGTCGCACCCATGCCAGCATTGCGACCCCGTAAAGGTATGACTGCTTCAGGCCCTGCTTCACCAATCATTGCAAGTGTTGGCTTGTTTACAATTCCACCAGCAGCTAGTTTTGGTACGCCACTAAGAATGTCATTTAACTGCCCAACTTGCTTCTTAGATAACTTGCCAGAATCCAAAGCCTTTTGTAAGTCTTTAGGTAGTGCAGCGAAGCCACCGACAATACGGAAGCCTGCCTTCTTAATTGCAGCAATGATGCCATTGACCATTGCTTGACCCTGAGTTATACCTGCCTTGTAGAAAGCATTTGCGCCTGCTGCGCCTAGTGCTTTAGCAGCCGTATCAACGCTCTTAACTAAAGCGTTGGTTTCTGTTATCGCGCTTGCGCCACCCTTAATAAGTTCATCAGCAATCTTGCCACCTGCTTCAGCACCTGCGGCTAACACCTGCTGAATCGCTGTTTCAGATAATCCCATTTTGATAAGTTGCTGAATCTTGCCAGCAAAAGCAACAATGCCAGCAGCTTGAGCGCGTAGGTTTTTTAAGAATGTCCCAGTACCACCACTAGCAGCTTCACCAAAGTTAAGTAGGCCGTTGATTGAATCGCGCACACCATCCCGGAATGATGCAAAGGCATCTTTAGCTGCTTGCAATTTATCTCTGGCAGCCGTTAGTTTGTTATTCATTTTTTCTAATGCAGCAGTAGCCCGTTTAGTTGCATCAGCAACACGCTTTGCCATAGCAGCAGCAGCCTTAGCAGCCTTAGCAGATTTAGCAGCAGCTCTAGCAGCCTTGTCAGAAGCGGCAGCAGCGGCAGCAGCAGCAGCGGCAGCATCTGCCGCAGAAGTATCTACAACTGTGTCCTTTGGTAGAGAATTTATTCCAAGTCGAGCATTCTCTACTGCATCCATTGCGTGTCTTGCGGCGACAGTAAGCGCATCCATTGCCACGATCAAGTATCTAGTTTCAGCAGTTGCGCCCCTAGTTTTAGTTGTTGCATTGTCCATCAAAATAGCAATGTCTTTATCTGCCGCTTGAGCAGCAATTGCAAAGTCATAAATCTCTGCGACAAGGAAACCAGCAGCAACTATGAGTGCGCCAATACCTGTGCTAATCAAGGCGCGTTTCATAACACCAGTAGCAATAGTTGTTGCTGTAGCAGTCGCTCCAATAGCAGCAGATGTTGAAACCCACGCAGCGCGTAAGGCGTAAACCAACGGGGCAACAGTTTTAATACCAATGAATATCAGAATTACATCTTTAACCTTTTTAGCAGTTCCATCTAGGTTAGTTATTAAAGTTGCAATTTCTGTTTTTAGTGCGCTGAGTCCTGCACCTGCACCTTCAAACTTAATTACTTCAACTACGCGCTCAATTATAGGCATTACATTGTTTGTAAAATACTCAACTAATGTAGTAAGAATTGGCAACAACAATCCACCGATAGTTTCTTGTGCTTCGCTAAGTCGCTCACGCAGAATTGCCATCTTGCCTGAGAATGTATTAGCAGCAACAGCAGCCTGACCACCAAAGATACCGTTTAAGTATTCCTGAACCTTTGCAAAATCTTTTGACTTCTTTATGTTCTCAGGAATGATTACGCCTAAGCGTTGTAAAGCTGTGTAGTTTCCGCCATAGGCTTTGGAAATTGCGAGTGATACTCCAGAAAGTTCGCGCCCGCTTCCCGCGCTTACATCTAATCCAAGTTTGAGAAGTTCTTGTGCCTTGCCTACATCACCAGTAGCGCGAATAAGATTTTCTAATGCCGGGCGCAGTTCAGTATCAGATACACCAGTTGCAAATTGTTGTGTAGTTATGAATTTTTCAGTTGCAGCAATGGCTGAATCAGTTGCACCCGTGACATTCTGTAAAGTCTTTGCCAGTTTTAACTGCGCCTTCTGATCGGCAGCAGCAGCCTTGACTGCATCTATTCCAAACTTACCGGCAGCTAGTCCCATGCCAGCAATAGCTAGCGCAGCGACCTTTGCAGTCTTAGATAAGTTACTACCCATAGTGGCAGAAGTTTTGGATACATTCTTTAACGAAGTGCTTAACTGAGTTGTATCGCCTTTGAATCTAACTTCAAAATCTCGACTTGAAGTGCCTGCCACTAAGACTCCTAATGGGCAGACATACCTGCCATCAACTCTAAGAACTCACGGCGTATGTCTTGCCGTATTTCTTTCTGACTCATTCCATTGTACCTAGACAAATCTAAGTCCTTAAATTCTATTTCACATTTAGTGCAACGCTTATCTAGTGTGCAGGTGCATTCCCAGTAATCAAGGGTTGGTCTGTTCTGCTCACGCTTTGTAATCGTAACTGGTGGGCGGTCTGTGTATCTGAACTCAGGTGCTTGCATAATCTCGCCATGTCCACGCAGGGTATGGAATACGGCGTTAGGTGCGTGTTGTGGTGCAAAGAAGATACGCGCAGGATCGCTGGTCTGTGGATCACCAACAATGCCTAAGAAGTCGTGCATCTGTTTCCAGACTGAATACCATTGGTGACTAGGTACGGCTTCATCAAATGGAATAACAATGTGCCAATGCTCATCATCTTGCGCATGACTATAAGTTGTGTAGGCAATGTATTCATAGCCTTGCAGTTTGTCTAATGTATTTGCTAGGGCTTCGCCATCTAAGTCAGCTACGAAAGCGTTGATAGCAATTACATTCTTGTTACCGCGATAGCCGTTCTCAACATAGGTAACAGGGCTGTATAGATAGCCTTTGTATTTGTCCTCACGCTTTGCATGGTGTGACAACAGGGTTACAAAGTCAGACCAAGAATCCGCATAGGGCTTTGGCTTGTTGTCTTTGACTGACCACCATTTAACTGCGTACATAGGTCAGACCCTAGCAGATGTTATACAGTAAGTAAAGCCTAAAGGTTCTCTAGTTTTTTGGTGATTCTATTGAGGGTTGCCATGTATTCTGCCTTGATCGTTGGAGCCATTGCTTCAATGGTAGGCCAGACATAATGCCCCTTGTTACCGCCGCCAAACTTAGCGGTACGCGGTGGGAACTGCGGTAACTTAGTTGCGCCAAACTCAGAGCCGTAGAACACATGACCCCTAGTAACTTTCTTTTTACGCCCACTATTAGGTCTGGACTTAGACACAAACAAACTACTGCCCCTGAGCCTGATAGCAGGTACGCGGTCTGAGATAGCCCTGAAGCCCTTAGCTGATTGGATAGCCTGCCGGGGATTAGGTGAGTAACTAGCATGAGCTCTAATCTCAGGCACAACCTTTGTAGCAATAGCCATAGATGCGGTGCGTATTTCTTTGTTAAATGTTTGATCCATTGCGGATGCTCGTCTTAGAAATTCAGAAAGCCCGACAACTTCAATAGATGCGCCACCAGCGCGACCAAATAGAAACTCACTCTTTGCCATTACATCCCCTGACTGTTTCTCCAACGCAGGTACATACTCATAGTAAAAAGCATACGGTCAGATTCTTGCATTAGAACTGATGGAGCAATACCAGTTTCAACTGCAAGATAAGCCAAATACCAATGTTGGGATGAGTCACCCAACCCAACTATTTTGGGCTTTCTTCACTCGCTTCGATTGTGTCAACATCATCACACCACTCGTCAAAATCTTTCTTGGTCTTACCAAAGCGGTGTAGCCAATGCCATGCAATCCATAACAAGTCTGTAATACGAAAGTCTGATTCTAGTGAAGCAATAGACTTCGTGAACTTGTCCTCGAATGCAACTAGGTCACGCGCTGTTGCGTTTACTTCCTCAACAGTTTCATCATTAAAAGTAACGCGCAGGTTGATTTTCATAGTTAGCTAGTTGCCCGTACTACTGTGCCGGAAGTCGGCCAAGTAACGCTGAATGTAGCAATGTCACCAACGGAAGATGCGTGTGGACTGTAAGAGTTCACTAGGCATACTGCGGTGTATGACGGGTTAGCAGTTCCAACGGCTGAACTTGTTGGTGTGATAACCACAGTTGCAAGTGTGTTGTAAAGAGGAAACAGAGTTGCATCAACGGAAGATGCTGCAAAGTCCTGCATGAACTGAAGCGTTACAGAACCAGTCTTTAGGCCACCGATACGCTCACGGAAAGTTCCACCAAAGGCAGTTGTTTCCAAGTCATCAGATTCAAGTGCGAGTTCAACGCTGTTTAAGTTTGTAGAGAAATTGGTACCGTTCACGGTGACCTTGTAATCAGTAGCTGCAAATTTTGCCATGCTGTTTAATGCTCCTAGTCTGCGTAGCAGAGAACTATAAATTCTGCTGCTAGATAGTTTACTTCACCAACAGCAATGCTTGCGTAAGCTCGCATATCGGTAACTCTTAAATCATACACTTTCCCACCGAGTGTCTTGTCAGACTCAACAGCCAACTTGATACTGGATGAACCTGTGCTTGAACAGAAGGCATCTATGGCATTCTGCGCTGATCGTTCAGCTACGCGCCCAACTAGAACAATGACGGTAAATGTGTAGGTCTGCATTCCCCTGTGAAATGTATCGTCATAGGAAATTGAGTCAGGCTGGATTATGGCAATCGGTGGATTGGGATTGTCAGGCATAACTGCTGCGGTGCGTAGCCCGGTGATCGTGGCAAGGTTTAGTGCTAACCCTGTACGGATGTCAGTTAGTGAAGCCATTAGACAAAGTTTCTTAGTCTGCGATACGGCGCAACCAACTGCGCAACATCAGGGTCAATGTCCCGTGTGACGGAAATAGCACCTAAGTCACCAAAGCCTGCAACACCTAGCGGTGAATCTAAACGCTTAAAGATACGGCTTGCCTGAATGATCGCGGCTTGTGTAATTGCAATAGGTACGGATGCCCAACCAAATACGGCGGTCAGTTTAACTAGAGCCTGATCTGCTTCAATCGGGAACAGGTAGTTCTCAACAGCGCGTATGCGTGTGTATGGAACAGCAAGACCATCAACATTGCCGTTAAGTGGTTCTAGT